CCATTGCCGTATTCAGAAACATTTCCTGATCCTCGGCTAGAGACGCCTAATTTCACTCCTGATTCGAGCATTGTTTTGACAAGTTGACCCATTGGTGTTGGTAAAATTTTCATCTTACCATATCCATTTGGTCCGTCCATCCACATTTCTGTTATCATGTGAGACACACGGTCCAAATTAATTTTTAAGTCGTCCGGATGATCTACTTCTCCTAGAACTGAATAACCTGAACTGATCTGATCATTAAGAGTTTTAGTTGCTTTCGCAATTTCCGATACTGGATAAACTCTTGAATTAGCATTTTTAATGCCGCCTTGAATGCAAATCCCTTTCATATACAAGTCTTTGCCGTTCTCGCCTTCGTGCAAGATTGACATTCTGGCCTGATCATAGGTTAAATGTTCTCTAAGATATAGTGATGACATCCGAATACCTTCCTAGTACCAATTACTTACTTAGAAGCAACTGGTGATTTTTTGTTAGAAGCATCAGTACCGTCTTTGTGGTCTGCTTTTACTTCTGAAGTTTTTAGGCTGTCTTTGCCACCGTGGTTAGCATATTCACCTTTGATTGTTTGAGAAGTTGGTGCCGGTCTTCCAGCATCTTCTTTTGAATCAGTTTTAACAGGTGATGCACTATTTGGTGATTTTGCATTACTTGCCACTGGTGATTTTTTAACGTCAGCATGGTCGCCTGTGTCAGCTGTTTTTGGAATTTTGTATTCTTTTACAGTTTCCTTATCAGCTTCCATTTTATCTTTTTTGGCTTCCATTGGGATAACGTCTGCTTCTACAGGTGCTTCAGTTGACAATGATTCTTCTTCTTTTTCTTCTTCACCGTCGTTGCCCATCATTTTTTCGAATTCTGCTTTAAGATCGTCCAAAGCGTCTTCTAAATCGTCGATTCTGTCTTCAGTTTCGCCTTCTTCACCAGCTGGCTCCATGTCTTGTGCCATGTCGTCTGCGGCTTGGTCTGCGTCACCTTCTTGATCAGCTGAGATGTCTTTGATTAATTCATCAGTTGCGTCTCCACCAACTTCTTCGATTGACTCTTCTTCGTTCTCTTTTGATTCTTCTGTAGCTTCGTCTTCGATTTCAACTTCTTCGTCAACAGCTTCATCAGTTGCTTTTTCTTCTGAAGCTTCATCTACTGCTTCATCGGTTGCTTTTTCTTCTGATGTTTCTTCTACTGTTTCGTCTGCGTTGTCTTCTGACTCTGCTAAACCTTCGTAGATGTCTCTAGACTTTTCTACTACGATTTCATGGAATAGTTGTTCTGCTTTATCATTTTCTTCGTTGATAAGCAATTCCAACAACTGTTCAAATTTGTTTTCTTTTACTTGTGTCATAATTGCACGTGCTCCTTTATTGATTCGGCATTTAAGTTACTTATAAGTGTTATTATTTAATGTAATTAGTCAAAACCGTGGCGATATTGGTTAATTTTGGTGGAAACTTGCTTGGAAACTATTTATAGACTGGAAATTTTGAGGTAAATGCGTCTATATTAATATGTGTGAGGTTACCCTGCCATTCTAGGTCTTTTGGCGCAAACCAGCCCTCGGGTATTACCCTATAGAACTGTATATCTTGGTTATCTTTTAACACTCTTTTAGTTTGATTCATCCAGTTGCCAAAAAATGTGGCTTCTTCGTTTGCTCTTTTATAGTTTGGAGTGTCTTTAAACACATTATTAAAACGTTTTCTTTGTTGATCTGAATGACCGTGATAATCAAACCCTAATATGTAAACTTCTTTTGGTTTAAATGTTGTAGCATACTTTAAAGCAGTTGGACCAGAACTCCATCCTAACGATGGTTGAAAGAATTGAGCGTGTTTCATAATTCTTTCGTTATTTTTATATTGATTATTGAAGTTTGACCACACTACATTATGTTCCATGTATTCTGTAGTTGCAATCTCTAACATCATTTTAGGATCAACAGCAACTAATACATCAGGTTGGTCAGTACGATACACGGCATTACAAGCATATACCTTGCCATGTTTTTTTAAATTCTCAATTATTAAATCTTTTCTGGATTCACCATTACCCAGTACAAACGCTACTTCTGACATTATAACGATATATTATCTGGATCAGCTGATTGTCCATACATCTTCTGGACAAATTTTGCTTCTTCTTTCTGTGTAAGATCGTGGTGTTCTGACTGCTGTCTAAGAGTATTGATTTGTTTCAGCGTCAAACGTGTCTTTCTTGTATCTTCAGAATCTAAAATAGAGATATCGTTTTCAGGACTGTATGATTTGTCTTGTTCAAACCCTTCATCTCCATATGTAAAAAATTCATTAAGTTTCATACTAGTATTTACTCCAATTACTGTCCTGTACCAGGGTTAGTTCCAGGTGTTCCACCTTGCGGCTCTGTGCCTCCAGGTTCCGGTGCACCGGGCTCTGCTGTTGGATCAGTAAATTGATCCATATCAGATTGTATACCACCTGACGTAACTCCTCCAGCACGTAATTGTTGTCCTGTAGATTGTTTTCTTTGAGGTATATTATTTTCTTCTGCCCAAAGTTCAGCATTATTTGCCATCTCTTCTTCAGTAAGACCAAGATATCTTTTTAATGCAAATCGTTTAGACATATATGGTAGTTCGGCTACCTGTGTGAATGTACCAACTCTACTTTGATCCATCTCTGTTTGTCTATATTGTGCAAAGTTTTGAGGTGGATTTAATTTTAACGCAAACATTGAGTTATCAATGTTATAACCTTTTTTAGCAATCCATAATTTAAACTCGTTATCAAACTGATTTTGCATCATTGATTGCAGTCTTTGACAGTATTTGTTAAATCTTAATTCTTGAATGTATGCTGTGCCAACTCTACCATCATTGTATTGTTGGGCACCATCGTCTGCACCTGTTGGCAAATACGAACTTGGTATTCTTAAACCTCTAAACAGTTTATTAGTAAAGAATCTTAAATCGTCAATTTCACCTAGGTTAGTACCGCCTGGCAATGTGTCAACTTTTGATCCTCTTCCTTCTGCTGTTTGTGGAAAGAAGTAGTCTTCATTGATTGACATTGGGTTGTATGTTGCATCAATATAATTTACACCACCTGATGTTGAAGGAATTCTTCTTTGATTAATTTCATTTTTAACTCTTTCAACGAATTGCATAGCCAAGTGTGTAGGCATATTTCCTACATCAATATAGAATACACGTCTTTCTGGTGCTCTTTGAACTCTGTAGATGATAATTGCATCTTCCAATAATTCTTTTTGTTTGTAAACTTTGAATACTTGTTCTAATACAGATTGTCCAAACGGAAATAGATTATCTAAACCATCGGACATACTTAAATGTATTACGTGTTCAGCATCAATGGCATATTGATTCATTGTTCTATGGAATCGTCCGCCCTGTCCACCTTGTCCTGCACCTGCGCCAGACATATTATTACCTTGTCCTGCACCTGCATAGTTTTGTGAATATGCTCCGCCGGTAGTTCCACCGCCTCCATACACTTGATTAGGTGTAACTGCTGTGGCAGACAATCTTTGTAAGTTTGGATTTATATCTCGTATAATATATTGTTCAGGTTTTTTGCCTTCAGATTCGTTAACAACAATTCTATCAACTTTAGCATTGTCAATAAACATCCATTTCATTGTTTCTGGATCTCTTACAAAGAAACAATCTCCGTATTTTAGAGCATTTCTAAAAATTCTAAATACTCGTTTATTAAATTCATTAGAACGAGTCCATTGTTGAATTGCTTTCTTTAAAACTTTAACTTCTTGGTCAGTTGTCTCATCGTTGAAAACGAGATCAAACGGTGTTTCGTTTTCGGAATTCTGTTGTGTACAAAACTCTGCAAGAATATCTAATGCCGCATTGATTTCAGAATCTGAATCCATTTGGTCATATTGAAAATATCTTTGTATTCTGTTTGGATGTCCTGTGTATACATCTGGTAGATACGAAGAGTAATTTCTCTTTGCAAAATTAGGTCTATTTTCTCCTGATATGGGAGAAAGGTTCGCGTCTTTAAAATATTTTTTCCAACTCATAACTTATTATACTAAACTTTCGGTTCTATTTGCAAGTATTATTTTCATTCTTTCTGAACTATTTTTAGTTGCATCATTGATGGCAACAAGGGTATTTAAGTTCTTGTTAACCCCTTTGAGTTCATTTAGAAGATTACCAAATTCATTTGACATATTATTTGTTGTAGATGTTGAATTTATTGCATTAACACTAGCTGATTTACTCATTGTATCTGCATATGTTTTTGCTTCTGACGGACTTAAAACTTTTTCTCCTGCGTGTAGCATTGCCAAAGTATTTGTTGGTTCTGTGAATGATCCTGTTGTTCCCATTGTACCAAACGCCCGTTGTTCTTTATTGCCTCCAAATAGATTACCAAAAAATCCTTTAATTTCTTCTGAATATCCTTCGTACGCCGCCATTCCTCCGCCAACAACACCTCCTAACGCGGCACCAATTGCAGTTCCAATAAACGGAACCATTGAACCAACCATTGCTCCTGTAAGAGCACCACTTGCCGCACCTGTTCCAATGCCCATCAGTTTGTCTCCAGTTGAAGCACCATCGGCTCCAGCCATGTCCATTCCCATTTTAGTTCCGTACATTCCGGCTACTGCGGCTCCACCTTTCATTAGTTTTCCGCCTATGCCTTTGGCTTTACCTCCAGCACCTCCAAATCCGGCGCCTGCCATTCCATGTTGTACTCCTAGCCTTACTGCTCCATAAAGTGGCACAGTATCTTTCAACACTCCTCCAATTACAACTGCAGATTCTTTGAGAGCAAAAAGCAGAGCTTGATTTTCAGTACTCATATTTTTGATACCAGTGGCTAAACTGTCAATGCCGGTGTTTAGTTTTCCTAATAATCCTGTTTCACTAAACAATCCTAAAAATTGAGTTTTCAAACTGTCTGATGCTGATGTTAAATTTTTCATTGAGCTTTCAAACCCAGTTAGTCCAGCAGTTAATTTTTGTGCGGCCGCACTTTGTTCATTTTCTGCCGCTGTAACATCGAGTGTAGCATTTGCTAATTTGTTTACTCCGCCTTGTAATCTTAAAAATTCAACAGTACCTGTTGCTGTTACTTCATTAAATCTTTCATTTGATTTTCCAGCCGCATCTCTCATTTTCACCATTGCTTCTTGCTCGGTGATTTGTCCTGCTAATAGTTCTTTTACAATAGCCTGAGCTTCCGGAATGTTTTGTGCAAATTCAATTGCCGCATCTGTTACTGGATTACCTGCTGTGGCAATTAAATCTTGTAGTCCTGTTGCCAACTCTGGTGCAACAGATGATATTCCTGCTGTAAATGCCTGAAGTTTTGCCGCAACTTCTGGAGTTTGTTGATTCAACATTGCTAGGAATCTTTCGTTAGCTAGTTGAGCCTCTATTTCCGATTGTAATGCTGATCTTTGTTGACCAGTTAATCTTGCTAATCTATCTAACTGTTCAATGTATGTTCTTGCATATTGTAATTGTTCGGCCTGACTTCTGCCTTGGATCATTCCTGTTCTTCTTTGTAGGGTTAAGTTCCCTATAAGGAATTCGTTTATTTCTTCTACCGTTAATCCAAGTGGTGCAAGGAAATCAATATTTGCTCTTCTAAAGTCTGCGGACAAATTGCTGAACGATTTAGCA